GGCGATGGCCGCATGATGGCATGGGCCGGGAAAGAGGACTATTGGTTCTGGCTCATCATCGAGGAATATCCACCGGGAAATACTTTCCGCGTCCTGATCGACGAGGCGCAAGCGCCAGACGATCTGATCTACAATGCTGTCGGATACTGCGTGTATCACAACATTCCACACGAGTTCGCCTGCGACGAAGATCGAGACAAGCTCGGCGTTTTAGGGAGAGACTACGATGCGTAACAAGGAAGTTCTGTCGCCTGTCTTCGACGACATGGCAGATGCCGAAATTTTTGTAGTTACAGGAGATTACTACATCGGCGGTGTCAAACAGCCCCGAGAAATACTCGCCAGACTGCCCCTGATGTGCGGCTACAACTTCAGCATGTATGGCGACCCCGTTGAAGATGAAGACTTGAGCGGTTTTGTAAAAACAGTTTTAACCACCGCCTCATGTATCAGGTCTTGCTATGAAACATACCCCGATGTTCCCGTCGGGGTTCATGTTCGGTTTAATTTTACCCATGTGAATGTGTGAGGTGACGCAAATGCGTAACAAGGAAGTTCTGTTCGAGAAAGTCAAGAAGATGGAGTATAAAGAAGCTGTGACCGCCGTTAATCGTGCCGTCGAGGCAGAAGCAACGCGGATCGCGGCCCACGGCGATTACAGCCCAGAAGCTGTAGACCTCGCTGAAACCCTTTTAGCGGCTTGGATAAGGGTGCAACGCGGATGAGCGACGATCTCGAAAAGCAGTTCGATTATGCAGGCAACGAAATGAACGCCCTGCTAGACGAAATGGAAACCGACGGGTTCAACACCGGCGCGGTACTGGCCGGTTCGCTTACCGCTCTGCTTTTCCGCCTTGTCGTACAAAGCCCGGACAACAGCACTGTCATGGGAATGCTGTCTTCGGCAATGGGGCAAGCCGCAAATATAGCCGCGGCCTACGAAGCTTATGACGAAGAGGAGACCAAGCATTGACGAAACGAATGCCCATGAAGACAGGCGACGAATATGACGCCCTGACAAAATGGAAAAAGTTTCTGCGGTGGAGAGCCGGTCAACGCAAAAAGATAAAAAAGATCTATAATAAAAAAGAAAGACGGTGGCTGGACAAAAATATTTGACAGTCACTTTTTCGTGTCATATGTGTGGGAAAAATCTTATAGGAGGATCAGATGACAAAGCTTAGTGACCACCAAGCCGCAGCCGCGCTGCTGAACCAAGCTATCCACGCCGTCAGTGACCTGTGGCTAGAAGTGGACGGGGAAGGCAAGCCCTTCCTTGACAAAGCCGTCAGCAAGCTCCACGAAGCGCAGTCCCTGATGCTGAAAGCGAGATTGAGAGATGAGGAACCCGATCAAAATCCGTGACCCGCGGTTTAAGCTGCGGGTTATCAAATCCAAGAAAATATATTCAAGGAAGGGGCGCAAAAAGCGCCCCTTTCGTTTTTTTTTTAATGACCACGCAACAGTCTTCAAGCAGCATGAACGACGGGAACCAGAACGACGGGGAAAATCGTGTCTGCCACAACCACAGGGTTGATCGGCGAATATATCACTCTTGCTGCCATACTTGAGCAACCGGGATGGCGCGTGGCACACGCAGCTCAAGACGCTGTCGATCTAATCGCGTGGAACGGTGACCTGTTCATGCGGGTGCAAGTGAAATCAGCACACCTGAGAAAACAAAAAGACCAACGCCCCGTGTACCAATTCCAGAACGGCGCAGGCCGAATGAAAAAAACCCTGCCAACCCTAGAAAAGTTCGACATCCTCGCTCACTGCGCTATCGATCAACGGCGCGTACACTTCCAAGCCGCCTGCTGCGTAAACCAATACAGCCAACGCCGGGCACCAAGCTGGTTCGACAAACCGCTGCTCGAATACGAGAGCTGGGAAAAGGCCGTCGAAACCATAAAGGAATCTCGAGGGGTGTGACATAGTGTCGCACCGCTTATTTTGTCGCATATGGTATAAGATAAGTCGCATATAGGATACAAGTTCTAACCCGTTGATATATAATGGAATAATAAGAAGAGCGGCAAAGCAAGCCGCCGACGCTGTTTCAAATTGTTAACAACTACGGGAGGTCAGTATGACTGACACCAAAGCCGCATCCGTCTGGGTCGTCGAGAACAAGCTTCTCGAAACCGCCGATAAAGAATACGAGTGGGGGGAATGCATGTCCTTCACCTCAATCCTTATCGACGAGTGTAACGGCCACAGGCTAGACGAGGTCGAAGATAACACCTTCGATCTAGGCTACCTCCGAGCCGTGGAATACGCCCATCGAATGGGCAAAATATATTCCGCTACCCAATACTTCCGGGTCGTCCTCAAAGACAGCCGCTTCGACAACGTCGGAAAAGAGTTCGTCTTCAAAGGATTAAGCCGGAACGCGGACGACTGACCGCGGCTCACGGATCAGGGCTCCGCTTCGGCGGGGCCCTTTTTTCGTAACGGTATACATATATAGAGGAAAAATTAGAAAAAATAAAAAACACAGAAAATATACCGTTACCGGTGTTACTTATGTTACCCACCTCTGTAACCTTTACTCAGTAAGGATTACAGAAGATCATAAGGGTAACTTTTTAGGTAACACCGTGAAGTACAAAAATGTTACCTGAGTTAATTCAAGAAATGACCTTATGGGGGGTCGCGGGGGTTTTTCAAAAAAAATATTTTTTGCTCTATATAAGTAACCCCTGTATAACTATGGGAGTTGACCTTTTTAACTGAGGAAACGATGGCGGCAAGAAAGAGAGCATCGAAACTTACCGGAAAACCTATGGAGACTCGAGGTCGTCCCCCTGTGACAGAGCAATCTGCTTTGACCCGAAAGCAGGAGCTCTTTGTCAAAGAGCTGGTCAGTAAGGACGGTCAGATAACTTTGAGAGAAGCGGCGATCAACGCCGGTTACTCTGTCGGCTCTGCTCATACCCGGGCATATGAGCTGACCAACCCACACATTTCCCCGCACGTGGTGGCCGCGATTAAGGCCTACCGCCGGGAACTCGACGAGAAGTACGGCGTAACCTACCAACGGCATTTACGTGACCTTCAGCTTATTCGTGATACAGCTTTGCAGAACGGCGCTTACTCTGCTGCTGTTCAAGCGGAGTATCGACGGGGGCAGGCACAAGGGGACATCTACGTAAGTAAATCTGAGATTCGTCATGGCTCTATTGACAGCATGAGCAAGGACGAGGTTTTGAAGGCCCTTGAGGAGATTAAGAATAGCTATGCCCCGGTCACGATCAACATTACCCCCGAAGAAGAAAATGCCTCCAATCGCGACAAAGCGAGAGGCAGGCTTCTACAAGCAAGTGAAGGAAGCGGCGCAGAGGTCGAAACGGAAGCTGCTTTTGACGAGGATTGAAAACTATATCGGGGCGGGGATTCCTGACCTGATGATATGTGACGAGGTCGGTCAGCTTCATCTTGTCGAGCTCAAGTATATCACCGGCAACGCGGTAACGCTCCGTCCGTCACAAGTGGCGTGGCTTTCTCGACACCAGCATTCGAGCTGCTGGATTCTAATTAAGCGACAGACCAAAGCCACCGAGCCGTCCGAGTGTCTTTTGTATCCGGCAGCGGCAGCGGTCGATCTGAAGATGGATGGGCTTGAAGCGGTTGAGCCGATTTTCCGTTGTGAACAACCTTTTCAGTGGGAAACTATTTTTGACTTGATATCTCCCACATAATCCCATATAAACGGGGGACCTAGTAACAACGGGAGATCTTTATGTTTCTGTTAAAAATTTTGGGTCGGCTTTTATATGGACCGGATTATGACGAGCTCGAACGCCGGGCAAACAACAGTCGCCAAACTAAACGAAAACGTAAAAAATAAAAAAGAGGCCCGTTGTATTGACGGGCCTTTTTGTTTGCGTTATGTATGGGTTAAATCGCATGTAATTTCGGGAGCAATTAATCATGTTAAAAACCACAGCAATGAGCAGCGCAAAAAAGACGGCAGGCTGCGCCGTTACATATCGGGCCGGGAGCTCTGAAAAATTTGGAACTTGCCCGGCATCTTGTGAGCTGAACCCGAGCGGCACCGGATGCGGCGAGGGGCAAATCGATTTTGATTATCTTGAGGCCCTACTGGACGCAAAACCCCGGCGCGGCTTTTCCTTCACTTACTCGCACTTTCACCCGCTTTTTTGGTCTCACAAATTGAGCTCGAAAAAAACCGTGATCAATTACAGCGCCGCCGATCCGGAAGCCGCCTTGGTCGCGCATGAGCTTGGCAACGCCCCGGTCGTTACCGTCGTAAAACCTGAATATTGGCTATCTGCCCCGGCTCATGAATACGAGCTCGGAGTCGCCGGGCTCAATAAATATCGGCGCGTAGGCGGAGCCCGCATTGTTCGTTGCCCGGCAGAATATAACGATGATGTTACCTGCCGAAATTGCGGCGGGAAAGATGGCCCGTTATGTGCCCGTTTAAACCGTGATTTTATCATTGGATTTTCAGCACATGGGAGCAGCCAGAAAAAAGCCGCCACCGACGATCCGGGCGGATGCTATGCAACGGGCGGCAATGTCGCCTTGCACTGGACCGCCACCGCGAACCAGCAGCAGTCGGAGACAGACGGCGACCGCCTGCGGGCATTTGTTAAAACCCTGCCCCCGGGCTCGGTTATTCGTCACCATGTCGCTGGGGACATTGGCCTCGATCAATAGATTCGCAGCAGCCCCCTATATAGGCCCGCCGGATGGCGGGCTTATTTTTTTGAAAAATTAACTTGCTCAGACTGCGATATTATGAGACAACACCCAGACGGCCCAAGCCGGGCCGCATTTTAACGGGAGCATAAACAATGCAAGAGATCATCGAAAACAACACCGCCGCCCCAGTAACCGGCGCATATCAAACCGACGCAATCCGCCACGGGATCGGAAACAGCGCTGTTTCCTCTAATTGGTGGAACCGCCCAGATGACGAGCGCTTTTTGTCCCTCGAGGATATGCTGGAATATAAGAGAGACGACGCTCAGCGGATGAACAGCCAGATCGTGAACACCCACAAAATGCAGGTTATCGGCGAGTGTCGAGGCTCGACCCGGGGCGAAATCCTGATTGAATACACCGACGAAGACGGGCGCGAGCATTTGAACAAGCCGACAAACTGGTCGTTTAATCAGCTCGCCAATTTGGCCGGAGCGCCTGCCGGATATCTGCGAGACTTGCCCGCACCCATTGCTGCCGACGCTATGCAATGGGGCCTGCGCTATAATCGCAGCCGCGACCTTGTGAAGGCCTACGGGCACGGCACCGAGGGCGGCGAGCTGCGAGCTACCACCGGCCCGGATTATGGCCGGATTTTCGACTGGGAGATGCTGCAAACAATTAACCGCTTTGCAGGCGAGGGCAGCGGGTGGAAAATCCCCGGCATGATGACCGGCAGCGCAAACGGGCGGGCGATCTATGACCCGTTTGTGCCAGTGACGAAGGACACTACCACCCTTTACGCCAGCGACCGCGACGTGTTTGTGTTTCTGGTAGATGACACCCGGCCCATCGAGATCGGCAAGCTTGAAAACGGTGACCCCGATCTAGTGTTCCGCGGCTTTTATGCATGGAACAGCGAGACCGGCAGCAAAACCGCAGGCGTTGCGGCTATGTATCTGCGAGGCGTATGCATGAACCGCAATCTGTGGGGCGTCGAAAATTTCCAAGAGATCAAGATTCGTCACACAAAATTCGCCCCGGATCGGTTTGCCATGGAAGCCGCCCCGGCCCTGCAATCATTCGCGCATGGTTCAACTTTTGATTTTATGGAAGGCGTGAAGGCCGCGCAGGCGGCAAAAATTGCCGACGATGAAAACGAGGCGCTCGAGTTTTTGCACCGCCGGGCCGGGCTCAGTAAGAGCCGCAGCCGCGCCGCAGCAGCTCGGCACGTGAAGGAAGAGGGCCGGCCGATTGCCAGCATATGGGACGCCGCGCAGGGCATCACCGCACTGGCCCGGGATATCCCGCACCAAGACGACCGCATCGAGCTCGAAAAGAAGGCGGGCGCGATCCTTGACAAGGTAACGGCCTAAACACCGGCCCGCAGCTGAACCACTGGCCCGCCACCCGGCGGGCCTTTTTTTATGTCTGGCTTGCCATATCCCAAAAAATCCCATATTTTAAAAACCAGATGCAGATGCATCGAGCCCCGGGGCGGGCAGCGCCCCAAACTACGGAGAACAAAACCATGACAAACACCGCTGAAAATCTGATTCTCGATCGCTTTTCTGATGAAGAGCTGTTGAAGGCCGAGCCGACCGCATTGCTGGCACTGGCGAAAGAATTACGCGACCAGCGCGACGTTAACGACCGCGCCCGGGCGTCAGCAGCCGCGAATCTTGCCGACATGCAGCGCAATCAGGACCGGCTAGCCGAGGCCCTCATGATCGTGCTCGGTGATCCGATCGAGGCGTTGATCGAATCCCGGATCGAGTCCGCCTTGCCAGATCGCTTTTCTGATCTGCTCTTGGAAGGATTCGACATCTACGAGCACCAGAGCGAGATCGAGCACATGATCAACGAGCAGATTGACGAGCGCGTCGGAGAGCCTGAGAGCGAATCCGACCGGCAAGCCGCCGTTGAAGACATTGTGCGCGACGTTCTTTCCGGGGCGTCGATCTCCATTGACATCTAATTGGCTCAGCAGCCGAATCAATCCCAGCCCGTCCGGAGCGATCCGGGCGGGTTTTTGTTTGTCCTTTTGCCAGTGAATCATGCCCGGCCCCGGGCCTCGAGGGCCGCGCCAAACGTACCGGGCGCCGTGCAGCCGGTTCCGAGATTCGCGGTTTTTGGCCCGAAACCCCCGGAAACCGGGCAATTCTCGCGCAGCTCGAGGCACTAGGACACGGCAACCGGGCACGAGATCGACGAGAGACGGCCTTTTATGCGGCGAAATCGCGTCAGCAGCGGGCGGAACCCGTGCCCGTGCAGCTCGGAACGCGCCGGCAGCGGATCGAAATCCGGCGCACGGGCCTCGATCCTCGAGCAGCTCACCGGCCTCGAGCCCGGCGATCGGACACCAGCTGGACGAGAGACGGCCTTTTGTTTGTCAAATCGGGATACAAACACCGGGGACCGCGTCCGCTGCTGAGCGATTTTCGCTGCATGGATCGCCGGGCCGGGGACCGCGGATCGGATCTCCCGGCACGACCGGCAGGGGCCCCGGCAGATCGGGTCAGCTGCCGGGAATCGCGGATCGCGATCGCCGCGCCACGCGCCGACGCCCGCGCGGTTGCCAGACGGGTGCTAGGGCCATGTTTCTGACAAATAATCCTGTGAAAAACGATATGAATGTTTCACGTGAAACATTGCCTAATTTTTAGGCAGATGCTCAAGGGTTGTTCACTGTCAAATAATCGGGCATATTTTCTGCACATATTTTGTGCACTTTAGGGTCCCCCGATGGATGTATCTGATCAGGAGTTAAAGCTTAAACTCCGTCTCGCCCAGCTCGAGAAAAATGAAGCTTGTCAGAATGAGTTTCTGCCGTTTGTAAAATCTATGTGGCCCGAGTTCATCGCTGGTCGGCACCATAGAATTATCGCGGAGAAGTTAGAGCGCGTAGCTCGTGGTGAACTCAAGCGCCTGATCATCAACATGGCCCCGAGGCACACGAAGTCTGAGTTCGCATCCTTCTTGTTCCCGGCGTGGATGATGGGCAAGAACCCGAAGATGAAAATCATTCAGGCTACCCACACAACAGAACTTGCGGTCAACTTTGGTCGTAAGACGAAGAACTTGATTGATAGTGACGAGTACAAGGAGGTTTTTCCAAATGTCAAACTCGCTTCTGATAGTAAAGCTTCTGGTCGTTGGGACACTGCTGCTGGCGGGATGTACTATGCAGTGGGAGTCGGATCCAACCTCGCGGGTCGTGGTGGCGACTTGGTAATTATCGACGATCCGCACTCGGAGCAGACGGCGATGTCCGCGAACGGCTTTGACGATGCGTGGGAGTGGTACACAGGGGGCCCCCGACAGCGTCTTCAGCCGGGTGGGTCGATTGTTTTGGTCCAGACCCGGTGGTCCGAGAAGGACATGACGGGACAGTTGCTCCGTGCAATGGCTAAAGACCCTCTAGCTGACCAGTGGGAAGTTGTGGAGCTACCGGCCATTTTTGATGATGGCGTCCCGTGCTGGCCTGAGTTCTGGTCAATCGAAGACCTTACGGCGGTAAAGGCGTCTATCCCGCCCAGTAAGTGGAATGCGCAGTATCAACAGAACCCAACGGGCGAAGAAAATGCTATAATACCTAGACACTGGTGGAAGAGGTGGGAGAAAGATGCCATACCAAATCTCGAATACGTCATTCAGAGCTATGATACCGCTTTTTCTAAGCGGGAGACCGCCGACTACTCAGCCATAACCACGTGGGGTGTTTTTCGGCCAGAGGAGGTTGGGGGCCCGCCGGGACTCATACTTTTGGACAGTCAGAAAAACCGGTGGGACTTCCCAGAGCTTAAACAGGTGGCTTTGGAGCAATATAAATACTGGGAGCCCGACACAGTAATTGTGGAAGCCAAGGCCTCTGGACTGCCCCTGACCCACGAGCTACGCAACATGGGCATACCTGTTGTTAACTTTACGCCAAGTAAGGGTAATGATAAGGTGACACGCGTTCACTCTGTTTCCCCTTTGTTTGAGGCTGGAATGGTTTGGGCCCCCGACACCACCTTCGCCGATGAGATGATTGAGGAGGTGGCGGCGTTTCCTAATGGGGAGCATGACGACTTGGTTGATAGTATGACACAGGCCTTGATGCGCTACCGGCAAGGTAACTTTGTTCAGTTGCCCAGTGACGATTGGGATGAAGAGGACGCAAACGTACAGGTTAGGGCGTATTATTGATGGCGGATTCAGTAGTAGACTTGGGGGCAGGAGCGCCAGACTTTTCTGGTATGACAATGAACGAGGCGATGTTTGGGACAAATGACCCGGTCGCCATATCCCGCGCAACACGGCCTTCGTTTGATGAATCTGGCCTTGGTTATTTCTTTCAAGATGGCGAAATGATTCCGGCAGCGGATGAAGAGGGGTATCGCATTGAACTGAGGAGTCCTTCTGCAACGCAGGCGTTACAGGGACGAGAGTTTGAGCAAAGCGTGAGCCGTGCTTCGCCTTACGAGGGTTTGGCCGAACCACTTACGAATCAATCTACCCCGGATTTTAGTTCGCGGCCCACGGATCTTCGTGGGTTTAAGGGGTCTGCGGAAATGTATTTGCAGGAAGGCGGCGCGGTTGAGGAAAAGGGCATCCTGTCTGCTTTATTTAATCCACTTGATGATTTTTCCCGTCCCGGTTCCGCGGAGCAAGGTATGGTTCGCGAGTCTGGTCGTGAGGGCAGCGAGGGCTCTGCTAGGTTTTACGCGGAAGGTTCACCGACATTTGAGCAGGTTCTGGAGGCGCAGTATGGCTATCCGGACGTACCCCGCGGTGATTTCTACAACACGACTGAAGCTATGCGGGCGGAGCGTCCGCGTCATGACATGCCGACATATCAGGAGCTTGAGGATGCTCGGACTCATGCGTTGATGTCGGCCACCTTGGCGCAGCAGGTGGGGCCCGAGACGGCGAAAAGCATGGGCGATTTGTCGGAGTTTTTTGATCGTCGGATGCCTATTTTGGGCACGGCGACGGATGCGGATGTTGTGATGGACAAGCGCAACAACGCATTTGGGATTCAGCTTTTGAACAAGGCTGGGATAGATGCCAGTCCGCAGGAGATTGCGGCGGCGGTAGATCAGGCGGTTTTTGATCAGTTGGACCGTATTTTGGATCGCAAGCCCGGGGAGCGCAGTTTCAAGTCTCCGGCGGGTGGGATTGACGTATATTTCCCGAGAGATAGGCAGGGGTTCTTTGACATCAACCGTTATCAGACGAGGGATTGACCGCGGCCCACGGGTCTTGATCTATGAATATGTACCGTCCTATGCTAGCTTAGGGGCAAAGGAGACATCGTATGGCACGTAAACCTATTGCTGGGATGGTAGACAACAACGTACCGTCGCAGCTAGATCCGGAAGATTTAGCAGCCGAGGTGGAGCTTGAGGTTCCGGGTTCGATGGACGACAACGTCGTGGCTTTTGAGGGCATGGCGGAGGGCATGGACATTGAGATTCAGCCGGAAGAAGACGGCGGTGTAACCGTTGACTTTGAGCCGTCTGACCAACGCGGCATGGACGATGATTTTTATGCGAATCTGGCGGAGGAGATGCCGGATCGTGAGCTTGGTCGGATTGCAAGTGAGCTTTTGTCTGAGTTTGATGCCAACAAGGCTAGCAGACAGGAGTGG